TATTAAAGAAGAGGTGATTGATCTCTATGATGCACAGACTTGGTTTTACTTGAATCCCTAAGTATCACCCCAAAAACACCCATAAATAGCATGTTTTCATTAAAAAAACGTTTATTAATGTTATTTTAAATGTATATGTGTGTTTTGTTTGTTTTCCACAACCCTGTTGAAAAGGTGGGGTTATATGTGGTTTAATCACTATAATCTGTGGAGAAACCCCTTATTTAAGTCCCTTAGAACCTGTGATCTTACTATCACTTAAATCCCTTAGAAACCCTCATTCTTATTGTTATCTTAGACCGCAGTATATCACACTTACTCTCAAAAGTCAACAGCGCCAGCAACATTTTTCCCCCACAGGATCGCACTTGACTCAAAGTCATATAGGTGCTACAATATAAGGGAAAGACTGAGAGATAGTAACAGGGTATTAAAGTTAGTAACCTCTAAAGTTCCCCTATAGTGTAGGGACGCAATCACACATGACCATCACCATCACAGACGAGCACCGACGCATCAACAGTATCATGGAAAATGCCTGTGAAAAGTTGATGGATTACTCAGATTTCCTACGCTCAAAGAATAAAGTTTCGGGTATACTTGACGAGTTCCAAGCAACACAAGTTATTTGTGATTCGATGCCGGGGGATATGACTTTAGAAGATCTAAATGATATGGACGAACCAGATATCTTCAAGATGTGCCTTGATGAACTCCGAGCACTATCTAACAACTAACACACAGTCCTAAGTATGACTTAAAACTTCTTACTAACTCACACTATTCTTCTTCATTATGTCTCGCGAACTTCTTCTTGGTATGCTGTCTCAGGGTAACACCGGTGCAGAACTTCTGAGTATTCTCGATGTGATTGCCGATGAGGCACAATCTATCGCTAACTCAGAGGCATCAGAGGGAACACTTAACGCCATTGATTTCTGATACTATGTGAGTCTTACAGTGCCCTCTTTGTTTGACACATAGGGGGCACATGTGCTATACTTACAGTGTTGTGAATTCGACAGTATTATGGCGGATTTATGATGGCGAAACGCGGAGCGTAGCGTACCCTAAGGTTAATATAAGGGACCCCCCCTTCCTTAAAACGTTCTACTACCCTAACCTACAAAAGTGTGTACCCGTGAGTTCTATATAAAGCGACGATGTAAAAAAAAGTTATGATAAAATTTTCCCCAGAAAAAATTGGGACCAATAAAGTTTTTCACATATATCTAAAGAGTGATTGTGTTATGCATAATTTAACTGAGGATAAATTCAAAGAGAGTTGGGAGATCCTCAATACGATAGTTGGTTTTATGAAGACTGATTATAGTATTGAGGATTTAACATATGAAGCGGTAGAAGAAACCGCCCATGCAGCAGAGGAAAGTTCGTATTGACTTTCTCTACATAATACGTTAAAATACAGATTGAAGTGGAGTGATTTAATTCCGATGGCAAAAGGATTTACAGTAAAGGCAAAGACGCCTGTGAAAGCATCAGAGGAACCCAAGGAAGAATGGGATTATGATGCTATTAAAGCAAGAATGAAAGGGAAGACGATTGTATTCTGTTTACCAGGGAGGGGATGTTCATATACGTTCATGAAGAATTTTGTACAATTATGTTTCGACATGGTACAGAACGGAATGAGCATTCAGATTTCACAGGACTATAGTTCTATGGTAAACTTTGCCCGATGTAAATGTTTAGGTGCGAATGTATTGCGAGGTCCTAGTCAGATTCCATGGGACGGCAAGTTACAGTATGATTATCAGTTATGGATTGATAGTGATATTGTGTTTACCTCAGAGAAGTTCTGGCAGTTATGCGATATGGCAATTACTGAAGACGGCACAGATCGAGAGATTGTATCTGGGTGGTATTCTACAGAGGATGGTCGCACAACATCAGTAGCCCACTGGTTAGATGAGGATGACTTCCGAAACAATGGGGGAGTTATGAATCATGAGATGGTTGATGGTATTCAAAAACGGCGTAAACCTTTTACTGTAGATTATACAGGATTCGGATGGGTTATGATTAAGCACGGTGTTTTTGAGAGTCCACAGATGACATATCCATGGTTTGCGCCAAAGATGCAAGTCTTTGAATCTGGTGCGGTACAAGATATGTGTGGTGAGGATGTCTCATTTTGTTTAGATGCTATTGAGGCAGGGTTTAAGATTTGGTGTGATCCAAGGATTCGTGTTGGTCATGAAAAAATGCGGGTAATCTAAGAGTTCATTTTATATTAATAGGAGCATTTAAGTTATGGCAAAGATTAGAAAGTCTCTATTGGGACAAACAATGATTGAGTCTCAACCTAAGAGAACTCGACAAGGAACAGGAAAACATACAAAGTATACTGCTACGAGTCGTAATGGGAAACCAAAGCGTTATCGTGGTCAAGGGCGATAATATGATAAAGAGACCTTCGGGTCTCTTTTTTTGTCTAGATACATATGTGTAATATTAAAGTATACTATGGCTTGTTTGATTGTTAATCTACCATCAGTGGAAGTATGGGTTCGTAAAGAATACTTAACTGATCATACAAGTGGATGGGGCGAATATGTAAAAGGTGTTTGGGTATCATGTAAAAGCATACCTGGTCGTGCGTTTTATTTTGAGACTTATCTACCAGAATATGGTGCAATGTATGATAAGTTACCAATTAGTGCGTTCTTATCGGAACCAAAAAAACCCGACCCCGATATGAATCTACAGAATCTACAGTTTTGGAACTGTATGGATTATGGTGTTGTAGCGATTCAAAAACAGTTTATAGGGTCTATGGACTATGAACTGTATACAAGAGACCACGGGACCGTTAAAGGTACATACGTGTGTACTCTAGATAACTATCATCAAGACCCTGATACAGTTGATTATGCAACCAGTGAGAATACATCAGAGCATAAGTCTCATAACCTAATAGAACTAGCAAATGGACAATATGCTTTGTATCCTAATAATAGGATGAGAATATATGATAATAGTCTTACGCCAGCAGAACCAAAGAAACCTGACTTTAAAGTCTCTACTGAATATTATCAGGTTGAAAATGGTTATGATCGTATGGGACTGGGAGATCAGGAGTCATACTTCTGGAAAACACAACAAGACATTAAGAGAGGAAACAACGATGCCTGAGAATAACTTTTTAAGGGAGATTGCAAATGATGAGCAAACTCCTAGACAACTTAAGAAAATTAATGAAGACGGACTTTTTGAAACAACTGATTGTTCTGACCCTGATCATCAGTGTACTTGTGGTTCTAAACCAGTAACATTAACTGAGGATTAAGCGTCTAAATAAGGTAGAATTCTTGTATTATTTTGCCAGTCCAAAGGAACAGTAAAGCATTTAAAGATTTGAGTGCGTCATTTAAAATCAATCCTCTTAAAAGAGATTTGATTGAACTGACGAATGAGAATGCTATTGCTCGTTCTATTCGTAACTTGCTTCTTACAATACCTGGTGAGAAACCATTTAATCCTGCTTTAGGTTCAAACATAAGCAATCTACTCTTTGGGCAGATTGATTCACGTACAGCATCATCAATTCAAACTGAAATTGTAGATACTATTGAGTTGTTTGAACCAAGAGTAGAACTCATTGATGTCAAAGTCAAAGCAGATCCTGATAAGTATCGTTTTGATTGTAAGATACAATATATCATTGTTGGTATAGATGTACCGGCACAAGAACTCTCCGTTGCATTAGAACCCACTAGGTAAAATGCCTTTAGTAAATTTCAGCAATCTAGATTTTGAGCAGATAAAGGTTTCCATAAAGGATTACCTCCGTGCAAACTCTAACTTCACCGATTACGATTTTGAGGGGTCAAACCTCTCGACAGTTATTGATGCGTTAGCATATAACACATACATTACTTCATACAATGCCAATATGGTAACGAATGAAGTATTCATTGATAGTGCAACACTACGAGAGAATGTAGTGTCACTAGCAAGGAATATTGGTTATGTGCCTAGATCACGTACCTCATCAAGATCGGTTATTTCTTTTGAAGTTGATGTATCAACTACTACATCATCAAGTGTAACTCTAAAGAAGGGTCTTGTTGCGATTTCAGCTCAACAATTTGGGGCACAAGATTATACATTTTCAATTCCTAAAGATATTGTAAAAACCGTTGACTCAGATGGCATAGCACGTTTTTATGATATTACGATATACGAAGGAACTTTTATTGAGGCACAGTTTCCAATAAGTTCCAGAACTCCGAATCAAAAAATTATATTACCAAATACAGGAATAGACACATCATTAATCACTGTAGAGGTTCTAGAATCGTCTACATCGAACATTAAAACCACTTATACCCAATATAGTGGATTGATTGATATTAAGTCAGATTCTCGTGTTTACTTCTTACAAGAGATACCAAACGAAAAATATGAACTTCTATTTGGTGATGGAGTATTTGGTAAAAAGTTAGAAGAACCAAATGTCGTAAAAGTTGGATATGTGATATCTGCAGGTGCTGCAGCAAATGGAATTGATTCATTCACTTTCAGCGGAGAGTTAATAGAAAATAACGGAACTCCCATTACGACTGCTATTACAGCAATAGTTACTGATGGTTCATCTCAACTTGGTTCTCAAATAGAATCTGTGGATTCAATCAAAAGATATGCTCCACAAATTTACGCATCTCAGAACCGTGCTGTCACAGCATCAGACTACGAGGCATTGATTCCTAACATATATCCTGAAGCAGAGTCTGTATC